CACTACTTTAATGTGTTTGCGCACAGGTGTCTTTATAGACATCACCATTGTCTATGGTAAGGGCATAGAAGCCTCGTAATACAACCGAGGACATGCAGTCCAAAAGTAACACTGGAAATCTTCGCCAGCCGCACAGTATAGTGCCATCCAATCTCCAGTTGTTTTATTTGGGACATGTATATCTATGTCAAAACATTCCAATCTACTAGACGTTGAACCACCATTAAAGAAATCGGCATTAGTGGTATAATTAGTAGATTTTCCATGCATAAATCTAGTATTTGAATAATAAGGAACTTCAAATTCTAGAGCAGGATTGACATCAGAATTCTGATATGCCATACCATTGAGTCCATTAGCAGTGAAAGTGTTATCACTAACCAAGTATCCAGCATCAGACATAGAGCCAAAAATAGCAGGAGGAGTATTCAAAAACGTATATGAATTTCCTGATTGTTTAAGGCGTGTAACTGCATACTTGGCATCGAGAAAACCAGAAAATGGTAACATCTTCCACCGAATGGATCCACGCCATCCAGAGAAACAATTACGAACCCAATGCAACATAACAGTATTGCAATAATTGTAAGGCGCCAAAGCAGCTGTTGTATTAACAGCACCCGGCACATTACCACGCAAATACGGAAACATATTACGTTGCAAATTTATTACTCTGGAACCAGTGGTACCATCACCAATGGCAGAATGTAGATTATATCGTTTCAAGAGTGTTCGAAATGATTTTATACTCTCACCAGTAAAAACCAAATTCAAATTCTCTTCTTGAAATTTAGATCCTATTAGATAATCATCTACTGTGTGTTGGGGCGCACTAGGTTCTTGTGTATTTTGACTTTCAGACACAACCTCTTCACCCATTTGTGGTTTATAAACATATCTCTTAATGTGATCATTAGGAATAAATACTTCAAAATCATCTCCAGCACTAATAAACACATTAATCTCAATATCATTATTCACTGCAGAATTAGGCGTTGTAAGTTCATTAACCACATAAACAGCCAACACACCATTGCCACCACCCTTTGCTGCATACGCAGTAGTACTATAGATTTCTGTAACACTATCTTGACCAGGCACATAATGGGTCATAAGTGTCACATCTTGAGCTGGCGATACACTGATTGTAAAATCTGTCTTATCAGCAATATCAACAACTTCAATATAGTTTGTATTATACTCATTACTCGCCAAATAATTAGGATCGAAAACAACTTTCAATCGACCCTTATGAAATGACGAACAAACTATTTGAAATCGATACTTAATAGTACCAGTCCAATAATCAAATGGTAATGCAGCAACAGCACAAGCAGGTAAATGGATACCAGTGGGAGTTAACCCATTCTCAGCCCAACTAACTGGCGATACCCTAGTATTCCACAATAAAGTTTCAGGGGCAGTACCAATTGCCCAATTGAATGAAGTGAGATAACTCTCACGTTGAGCTATACTCTTAAGGTTCAATTCATCCAAATCACCCAAACCAGAAATTCTTGGGTCAACTGTCAATTCTTGCTTAGAATCTAATGTCAACTTTCGAATAAACTCTGGTGTATTAGTAGTTGCCATATCTGAGACTAAAGTTGGTTTCAAGGGCTCTGGATCTTTAACAACAGGAGGACTGCAATAACCAAACAATTTTGCAACACTAGCAACGCCATTTGCTGCTGATTGAGTAGCTAAAGCATATGGTGATATTGCTGGAATTATAGAAAGCTTTCCAGCAAAATCTGCTACAGCCGTTGCAGGTCCAGATATAAATCCTTTTGTACTAGCTTCTTGGACTTCATCACCCATTTGTGGTACCAGGGTACTGGAATCTACAGATGTTAGGACTGACATTTCAACATCTTCAGCCCATGCAAAAACAGACACTGTAACTACGTCTGTAGCTCCATTCGCATGTTTAAGACCTTGGATAGATCTAATCGTTAAATCACCCTGCGAATTCCAGTCTGAAACAGTAACACGCAAATTATTTAGATAATGAAAGAATGGCAAAACCATTTCGCCACCTGTCGATGTACAAGGATCTAAATAAACGTGCGGCAATTGTGAAGCTTGCACAATATCCTCTTGGACCAAAGATGCATTTGTTGATAGATAATCCCAAACAGTGTATGGTAAATAACTCGCGATCAAACGACCGTACTGGAAACCATTACCATTGATAACTATTTTCAAATGCAATTTTGCTCTCAACAAGC